GAGAAAAAAACAAAGTAGTTTCTATATGTAGGAAAACTTTTCCTGCGTTAAGGACTTCAGCTATGAGAGATTTCTTTGAGATACTAAAATCTCAAGAATTATATAGTGAACAAGATCATAATAAGACAAGTCACGAATACAAGATAAACAGCAACCTAGTAGAGTTTATAAGCTTAGACTCTCCACAAAAAGTAAGAGGACGTAAAAGAGATATACTTTTTTTGAATGAAGCAAACGAGTGCACCTGGGAAGACTGGAATCAGCTCGTGTTCCGAACAGTTGGACGTATTATATTAGACTACAATCCTTCAGACGAATTTCACTGGATATACGATAAAGTAAAAGTAAGAGAAGATGCAGACTTTTATAAAACTACTTATAAAAATAATAAGTTTCTGGAGGAGTCTATAGTAAAAGAAATAGAAAGACTACAGTTTACAGACGAAAACTATTGGAGAATATATGGACTAGGAGAGGTCGGACAAAGTAAAGCTACTATATTTCAGTTTAGAGAAATAGAAAAGATACCTGACAATGCTAAGTTCGTTTCTTATGGTATGGATTTTGGCTATACTAATGATCCTACTTGCATATCAAAAATTTACTTACACGATACTAACCTTTACTGCGAAGAGGTGTTATACAGAACAGGAATGACTAATAGAGATATTCATAATGAATTACTTAGTCTAGGTATTAATAGGCGTGATGAAATCTTTGCAGACTCAGCAGAACCGAAAACTATTGACGAACTCTATAGATACGGATGGAATATAAAACCTAGTACAAAAGGAAGAGACTCAATTAACATAGGAATAGATATGTTAAAGAGATACACTATACACGTAAACAAGAAAAGTCTTAATGCTATTAAAGAATTTCGTAATTATAAATGGAAAGAAGACAAGAACGGAAATATACTTAATCAACCTGAAGATAAATTTAATCATTTTATCGACAGCCTCCGTTACGGAATTTATAACAAACTAGCCAGACCTAATTATGGAAAGTACGCAATCAGGTAAGACTTGTAGGTTTTGTAAAATAGTAATGACTCCTACTGGTTCACTACAAAATGGTTTTTATTTCTACTGTTCTAAATGTGGAAAAGTAGAGTTCTGGAAATAAGTAGATGCGAGAGTAGGATTCGAACCTACGACCTTTGGGTTATGAGCCCAACGAGCTGACCTCTGCTCCACCTCGCAATTAATCTATTTTAAATTTTTGTCTAGTAATTTTTTAGCTTCTACAACTTGTAATAAAAATCTTTTTAGGTTATAATTAGTTATTGCATCTGCAGCACCGTTTAAGTCGTTTTCGTACTCTATATAATTAGCAAACAAATTATACCTGTATTCCAATAAGTCATTATCATTTTCTGTTAATAATAATTTAAAGTGAGATAATGCTTCTTTGTCTGACATAATAAAATCTATTAAATCAGCTTTTCCTTGTTCTGTGTAATCTTGGTTTAATGTTTCGAAAGTTTCTATGTTTTAGTTATGTGCCTTATGGCTTATTATTTATACTGCAATTATAATATCTTAATACGAACAATAAATTCGTTTTATATATTATTTGGAAATGTAGATAACTTTTTGTAACTTTATAATGTTGTTAAAGTAAAACTCTCAAAATATGCAGAGTGGTCTAGCAAGTAAAAGGTCAAAGCAAAACCTAACGAGGCAACCAAGGAGCTATCCTAGAATAGCAAAAGGGTGTAAACAGGGAGCACCTACTCACAGACAAATTAAAATCCCTTTAATTTAAAACTTAGTAATGAAACTTATAAAATGTGATAACTGTAAAAAAGAAAATGACCCATACAACTTTATATGTGAGTTCTGCGGCTTTGACTTTGACTTTCAGTTAACATATAATAAATGGGGTCTACCTGAGTTAACACAAAAAAATTAAAACTATGCCAATATCAAATGAAATATTCGAAACTTACAGGATTCAAGAAAGAGTTAAAGAACAAAAAAAAGCAATTAAACTCCTAGTAGCTCAAGGCTATACTATCCTGGACTTAGAAAATAATATTATTAACAAAGAAACTATAAAAATATAAATATGAACAGAGAAAATTTAGATAACTTTTTAAGCTACTGGGCAGGACTAGTAGTTCAATTTACAGCTATAGTATTCGCTTTTACATTTGCTGTAGTAACTTTAATGACTTGTACTAAGCTTTTGTATAATGTGTTTGAAACTTTATTTATTACTTAATGACTAACAAGGAGTGGTTTCATCATAACAGAATTAGAGTTATGAGACAGTATAGAAGTAACCAGGGTAGAAACCCAAAAAAAGAAAGAACAACTTTCCGAGTTCTGAGACTTGCAATAATAATTTTTGTTATCAGTGTTTTGTATTTCGTAATTGCAGGTTAAAAGTTCACTATAAATCCAATATTTTTGGTAAGTCAGCTAAGTTGTTTTAAATTAGGGTAGTCGAAAGGCTGCCCTTTTTTATTTAAAAAAAATTAATTTATACGTTATATAATTATATGGAGGTAAAAGTAAATGTTCCTACAAGAATGCAAGATATAACTCTAGAACAATATCAAAAGTTTCTAGAGGAGTGTACAGATGAAAATCTTACAGAAGAAACTATAGCAATTAAAATGCTAGAGATATTCTGCGGTTTACCTAAAGACAACTCTTTGCAGTTAAGAATGAGTGATGTGTTTAATATCTGTGACCAGATCAATAAAATACTAGACGAAAAACCACAGCTTATAAGCAGGTGGAAATTTGATAAACTAGAGTTTGGTTTTATTCCACAGCTAGACGATATGACTTTTGGAGAGTATGTAGATGTAGACACTTATATTACCGAGTGGAAAAATATGCATAAAGCTATGGCTGTTTTATACAGACCTGTTATGCAAAACTATAAAGGAAGTTATGAGATAGAAAAATATAAAGGGGACACTTACTGGGAACTAATGAAGCAGATGCCACTTAATTTAGTAATGGGTTGTATGCTTTTTTTTTGGAATTTAGAAAAGGACTTAGTGAAAGTTATGAGGCACTCTTTGAAGAACAAGGAGAACCTGACCTCTCAAGAGAAGCTAACTTCAATGTTAAGTACGGATGGTATCACTCTGTCTGGAGACTCGCAAACGAAGATGTCACAAAACTAGATGAAGTTACTGATATAAATTTCCATAAATGTTTGAGTGCGTTAATGTATATAAAAGAAAAGAATACGATACAAGTATCTAAAATAAAAAATAAATAAATGAATATATCAATATTACATCCTTGTCCAGTTTGTATTAGCGTTTCGCTAGTACTTTATTTAATATATAAATACTTTAAGAAATGAGTAATAAAAGAGGTATAAGAAGTTATTATCTTATAATGAATAAACTAGAGGAGCAGTTACTACTAAGCCCTTTTGTTAAGACAGTTACGTTTGGAGACATAACTCAAGTAGATTTAAGAAAGCAAACTATATTTCCTTTGTCTCATATTATAGTAAACAACGTAGTTCAGAGCGGACAAGTAATGACATACAATATGACTATACTTCTAATGGACATTATAGATATAAACAAAGCTGTAGTAGTAGACCAATTCACAGGGAACACAGATGAAATGGATATTCTAAATACGCAACTAGGAGTAGGCAATAGACTTGTAGAGCAAATGAGATCAGGACAACTATTTAACGATATGTACCAAGTAAGTACAGACGTAACTTTTGAGCCTTTCTTTGACAGGTTCGGAAATGAGTTAGTAGGATGGGCTATGAATTTAAATATAACTGTAGAAAATGATATTTATATATGTTAGCAGAAGTAAATAAAATAATGGATGCGTTTGCTATCAATGTAATTTCTGCAGCTAAAAACAATTTAGCAAAGTCTAATAACTCAAATGGAGATTTATATAATAGTTTAAGTTATAATATTTCTGACACAGACGATAGTATTGAGGTAGACTTTGTAGCAACTGATTATGCTAAGTTCTACGATCTAGGAGTCCAGGGAGCAGCACCATCAAAGATGCCTCCTAATTCTATAAGCAGATATAACAAAGCACCTATGAGTCCTTATAAATTTGGAACAGGGTCAGGAAAAAAAGGAGGATTAAGAGGAGCTATAGACAAATGGGTTATAACAAAAAACCTAGACAATATAAGAGACCCAGAGACAGGAAGATTTTTACCAAGAAAAAGTATTGTATTTCTAATTTCTAGAAGTATATATCTAACAGGAATAAGAGCAAGTAATTTCTTTACAGCTCCATTTGAACAATACACACGAGACCTAGAATCAGACTTAGAAGATGCACTAGGAAGAGATATAAAATTAGCTTTTGAAAAAGTAGAAAGCAGTAACGAATTAATAATAACTATAACATAATGGCAGCAATAGCTTTAAGAAGCCCTCAATATAAATCAGCTACAGCAGGAACAGGAGCTAATTCTGCTCAATTAACTATTAGTATTGATGGTACTATAGAATATACTTTAGTTAAATCTACAACAGCAGGAGCTACTATGCTTTGGGAAATATCAGAACTATGTAGAGATTTTTTAAATATTACTTATGGTGGCAGTTATACAGCACAAACTTTAGCAATAATTTGTACTTTAACCTCACACGCTTCAACAGACGGAACAGGAACAGCGTTAACTACATTAACAATAACAGACGTAGGTTACGATGGTTACGGTACTTACGAACAAGGTTCAAATCCTACAATACCTTTTAGCAATAGACCACGTTGGTTATTAAATACTAATCCAGAAAGTTTAGATGTGTATTATATATATGTTCCTAATAATACTGCAGGAGTTTTGCCTTATATAGCTGTAGACGCTTCTATGGGTTATGCAGGTTATGGAGCTAGTCAAACAAGTATTTCAGCTAGTTCTAATTACGGTCAATATCTAGTTAATATAGTAAGAGTTGACTGTACTAAATATGGAGACGGAAATAGAATAACATTTGTAAATAAATTTGGAGCATTACAGGATATTTGGTTTTTCTTAAAATCAGTAAATACAACAAATAAAAAACAAGAACAATACCAAAGAAATACTATTAGCTCTTCTGGTGGTTATAATGTAAGTGAACACACAAAACAAGTTTTTAATACTGTAGCTAATACTAGTCTAACTTTAAGTTCTGGTTTTTATCCTGAGTGGGCTAACCAATGGTTTGAACAATTACTATTATCTGAACAAGTGTGGTTAACAAGACTTAATCCTAGTAATCCAAATGCTACAGAATATATACCCTTAAATGTTAAAAAAAGTAGTATGGTTAAAAAAACTGTTTTAAATGATAAATTAATAGAATACACATTTGAGTTTGATATGTCTTACGATTATATAAATAATGTTAGATAATGCAAAAACTACAATTATATATAGGTGGTCAAAGAGTAGATTTGTTCAAAGATGAAACGGTTACTATAAACCAAACTATACAAAACATAAAAGACCCTGGTAAAATATTTGTAGAATTTACTAAAGACTTTACAATACCTGCTTCTAAAATTAATAATCAGATTTTTAAGCATTATTACAACTATGATATTTCTACTAACTTTTACGATGCAAGATTTAAAACTGCAGCAGAGATTCAACTTAATAATATTGCTTTTAAAAAAGGTTTTGTAAAGCTAGAAGGAGTCGATCTTAAAATAAATAAAGCCTATGCTTATAGAATAGTTTTTTACGGAGAAACTGTAAGTTTAAAAGATTTACTAGGAGATGACAAATTAGCTGCTCTACCTGATTTATCTAATATACAATTAACCTATAGCAATACTCAAATAGAAGCAAGATTACAAAGTATTAATAATGACATATTATGTCCTTTAATTACATCTGGAGCTTCAAATGAAGACAATGACTTAAATCCTTCTAGATTATATTATAATTCACAAACTCATAATGTATTAGATGGTAATTTATATTTTCATAATACTGGAACAAAAAACGGTGTGTTATGGTCTGACTTAAAATATGCTATAAGAATACATAAAATAATACAAGCTATTGAAAATCATTATAATATTAATTTTACAAATGACTTTTTTAATAACACTAATTTACCTTACTATAATTTATTTATATGGTTACACAGAAAGAAAGGTAGCGTAGAACCTGCAGAACAAATACAAAGTTTTCCTACTTTAGTTACAGAGTTTGGAACAGCACAGCAATTTACTACTATGCTTTCAGGAACTACTTTAGAAGTTTACTCGTCTTGTAATCCTTATAGTAGCACACCTTGTCCTAATAATACATCTTTACCTTCTATTACTCAGTCCTTAACGCTAACTCCAAACACTAATGATTTTTACGATGTAGTAATTTCTAGAAATACTGTTACTTGGTCTTCTCATATTGGATTAAGTGGAACACGAACTTTGACTAGAGCAGATATGCCTATAATGGATGAAGCAGGTTACACAGTAACTATTTTTGTAGCTAGTGGAGTTAGTCTAACATTTTCTAGTATAAAGTGGGAATTGTCTGGATATTTTGGAAATTCAGGTTGGCAAGAAACGTACATTACTGGAACTAATACAGTAACTGCAGATGCCTCTATAGACTTTGTCGTTAGTCAACAAATTCCAGATATAAAGACTTTAGATTTTTTAACTTCTATTTTCCAAATGTTTAATTTAACGGCATATACTGTTCAAGATGCTGCAGACGCAGATTTTGGAAATATAAAAGTAGAACCTTTAGATAGTTTTTATGCTACATACAACGCTTACGATATATCAAAATACGTAGATGTGAACTCTAGTTCTGTAGATGCAGCTTTACCTTATAGAGAGATTAATTTTAGTTATGAAGGAACAGAAACTTTTTTAGCAAAACAATACAATCAGTTAACAGGCAAATCTTGGGCAGCAGAAGAGTTTACAGGAGACTCTACAACTAATGGAGATAGTTTTGATGGTAATAACGAATCTTACTCTATACAAATTCCTTTAGAGCACGTTCTTAATGAAAGGTTAGTAGACGCTAATACAAATTTAACTCCTAGTACTAATAAAACTTCTATTCAATATGCTTATTTTGTTGACGATAATCAGGATGCTTATATAGGCAAACCGTTATTATTTTATCCTATACTAATAAATAGTAATTCTGCTAACTATAAAAGTATAGCTTTTAGAGATACAACTTCAACACATAAAGAAGTAACAAGTTATTTTATACCCTCTAACAGTGTGAGTACAGACGCTGCAGTTAGTACTAGTAATATTAATTTTTATGAAGAGACAAACGAGTATACTCCAAACGATAGTTTTAGTGGAACTTTATTTGCTAACTATTACAGAAATTATATAAGAAGCATATTTACTATTAACAGAAGATTAATAAAAGTTAAAGCCTATTTGCCTTTAAAAATATTATTTAAACTAAAACTAAATGATATTCTTACTATAAACGGTAGAGTATTTAATATTAATACAATAGAAACTAATTTACAGTCAGGAGAAAGCAATATAGAACTACTTAATAACTTCAATCAAACTTATTTAGTTTTAACTGATGTGAGTTTTCAAAATATTGCAAGGGATGTGTATTATAGATCAAATGTAGGAAATGCAGAAAATTTAAGTAATGGAAATATAATTTATGCAGATCAATCATTAAGTATACCGTTAGGAGCAGGGACTTATTATCAAGATGGTACGTCAGAAACTACAACTCACTGTCCTAATAACGGAAGTATAATGGTTATGACTCTTAACTCAAGCGGAGTAATAACAGCAATAGGATGTGAGTTTCCATAAAATATAATTATGATAAAAAATATAATAGAATTATTAAAATATGCTAACGGAGAAACCGAGAACATAAGATTTGCACAGGGAGCAAAGAAACTTCCTACAAATTTTAAAGAAACTAAAAACAAATTAAAAACAGAATTAAAATGGGTGATTCAGTCCAAAAAATAAGAGTAGAAGGCGGTAAGGAAGCAGAGGCTGCCATACAAGGTGTACAAAACGCACTAGAAAAGTTTAACAAGACTGCGTCTAAAAATAGAGATGCTGTAAGACTTTTGGATAAAGCTACAGGCGGTGCTGTAACAAAGTTCCAGGATTTCCAAAAAGGTATTACTCAAGGTATAACAACTGTCAAAGGATTATCAAAAACATTTAAAGGTTTAAGGGTAGCAATAGCAGCTACAGGTATTGGACTTATAGTAGTGGCACTAGGAACTATAGCTACATACTGGGAAGATATAACAGGATTTATTTCAGGTTCTACTGAAGAACTAAAAAGACAACAAGCCGAACTTGAAGACACTAAGAAAATATTAAATAATGAAGTAGATTTATTAAACAGTCAATTAAGATTACAAGAGTTAAAAGGAGAGTCTACAGACGAAACTCTGTTAACATTAAGAAAAACCTTATTAGTTCAACAAGAACTTAATAAAGCTGAACTAGAAGAAAATATATTATTATTAGAAAAACAAAAATCTAGAGATAATGAGATTACTTTCTTTGATAAACTTAAAGCTTCTTTTGATATTAGAAAAGGTTATAACTATCAGGAAAATTTAGCTTTAATTACTGCAGAGAAAAAAAATACAAAAACTGAAGAGCAAATAGAGTTAGAAGATAAAATTAATTTACTCAAAAAAGACCGATTTAAAATAGAAACTTCTTTAGCTACACTAGATAGTAATGCTGAGAAGAGAAGAAAAAAAGAACTAGACGATGAAAAGAAGATTACAGACGAATTAAGAAGACAAAAACTAGAAGCTGCTAAAGAGGATATAAAACTACAAGAAGAAATAGACAAAGCTCTATTGACTAGCAAAGAAGAGTTAAGAGCAAAAGAATTAGCAGACTTAGATTTATATTACGAACAATTAATTATTAAAGCTACGTTAGCAGGTAATGTAGAACAGGAAACTCTACTTGCTTTAGAAGACCAAAAAAGAACAGCTCTAAAAGAACAACAAGCGGAATTCGACCAGGAAGACCAAGAAGAAGCAGATAAAAGAGCAGAAGAAGCAGAAAAAGCTCAGCAAGTTAAAATAGATGAAGCTGAAAAAATACTAGAAGCAGAGCTCGATCTAGAAGAAAAGAAAAGAAAATTTAAAGCTGACACACTAGACAACTTAATACAGCTAGGAGGAGAAGAATCAGATTTAAGCAAGGCTTTATTACTTGCTAAACAAGCTATAGCTCTACAAGAGTTTTTAATTGACATAGGAGCATTACAAAACAAAGCTAGTATAGTTACAGCCGAAACTAATTTAGAAGCAGCAAAGGCAGGAAGTTCTATAGCTGCAGGTACTGCTGAAACTGCTAAGATCGGTTTTCCACAAAACATTTTACCATTACTTGCTTACGCAGGACAAGCTGCAGGAATTATTATGGCTATAAAAGCAGCGACTAGTTCTACTAAAGAAGTAGCTTCATCTGTAGGAGGTAAAGACAAAGGAGGTTCTCCTGCAATACAAGCTCCAGTAGTTAGTGCACCTGCATTTAATATAGTAGGTCAAAACGATACTAGTCAATTAGCAGAAGCAATTACAGGACAAACTCAAGCTCCTATAAAAGCATACGTTGTAAGTAACGAAGTAACTACTGCTCAAAGCCTAGACAGGAATATAGTTCAGGGAGCTACAATAGGATAAAAACAAAAACTAATTTAAACACGTTATACTAATATGAAAATAGTTGAATTAATTATAGACGAAGAAGACGAATACGCAGGTATTGATGCTATCAGTATTGTTGAAAGTCCTGCTATAGAAGAAAATTTTGTAGCATTAAACGACCAAAAAGAAGTTAAACTTAAATCTATTGACGATGAAAAGAAAATTCTTATGGGTGCATTACTTATACCTAATAAGACTATTTACAGGAAAGACGGTAAAGAAGAGTACTATATATACTTCTCTAAAGACACAGTAAAAAAAGCTAGTGAGTTATTTCTTATGAAGGGAAAACAAAACAATGCTACACTAGAACACAAATTTGACATAGAAGGATTAACACTTGTAGAGTCCTGGATAGTTGAAGACAAACAAAAAGATAAAACTGCTTTATACAATATGGATGTTCCAGTAGGAACTTGGATGGGTGCTGTAAAAGTAAACAACGATGAAATTTGGAACGACTTTGTTAAAAATGGTTCTGTTAAAGGATTCAGTATAGAAGGATTCTTTTTAGACAAAGAAGAAAGACCTAAAGAAAAAATACAAGACAATTTAAAGTCTGAAATAAAGGCAGGAGTCAAGTTATTAAGAATTAAAAAAATGATAATAGATTCTATAAAAAACTAATATGCCAGTAAGAAAAAAAATAAATAAATCTAATAGAAGAGGACAAGCTCAACCTTATGCTGCTAGGTGGAACCCTGCTAGTCCTAGTAATAGCTCCAGAGCGTGTTACTGTAAAGACCAAAACACTTATTCAAGAGAGTGCTGTGACGGCTCTCTATGGTCTCAGGGTATTGGTAGAATTACAGGATAAAATGCAAAAAAAATAAACCTTTCGTTATAACTATATAAAACAATAATATGCCTATAAAATTCAACCAAGTTATTTTAGATAAATTAAAAAAGAATAGAACTGAGCTTTCTAAAAAAGTAGACTTAGGTCTTATAGATGAATTTTCTTATGGAACTTACGAAGATATGCAGCAGGAAGTAGACAATTTAAGTTATTTTACGCAAGAGTGGTTTCCTGAAAAATTTGACCAATGGTTTGATCTAGGTAGAGAAATATATTCTATTTATTTTCAAAGAGGAGAGCCTTTATTAACTGAAGAAGATTTTAATACTGACCAAGCTGTTTTAGATAAAATTAAAGAAGCTGCAGATGAGTTAGGTATAGACGTAACTCAAGTTTATCCTGCTTATTACGAGCATAAAGACGCTATAACTACAGGGTTAGTTTATGCAGATGAGTTCGAAAGACAAAAACAAGAATTTAGAGACGAATCAAAATCAGTATAAATAAATGAAAGCATTAAAAAACATACTTAACAAATTATACTCAGAAGACAATAAAGTTTTCGCAGTATTAAGCACAAAAAGAAAAATAGACTTATCCTTAGTAGATGACATAGAAAATGAAGTAGATAGTTTTGAGGAAGCAGAGTCAGACGCTAGTTACTTAGCTTACGAGTACGGAGACGAAGTAATAGATGCTTACGATGATTTTAGAATGAAATACGATCTAGATAACTATGTAGTAAATGGTAGTGTAAGATATTTAGAAGAGTCTGCAGAAATATTAAAAGCTAGTTTAAATAAATTAGAAATAGCTGCAGACGAGTTAGGTATTCCACCTAGTGAAGTATACTATGATTATGACAATTTAAAACAAAGAGTAGATAATGCTCAGAGTTTATCAGACGAAGCAAAATCTAAATATAGAGAAGTTACGGACTATACAGGAATGCCAAATTTCTGGAATTAATAATAAACATTAATAAATAAATAATAAATAATGAAAGCAAGTGAAATGTTAAAAAAGATCAACACACTCCTAGGAGTTCAAGTTGAACTAGAAGAACTTATCCTGGACAACGGTACTAGAATATTTGCCGATAGCTACGATAAGGGAGAAAGCGTTTTTATTGTCACTGAGGACTCAAGAGTTCCTTTACCAGAAGGAGAGTACTTAATAGAAGACGGTAGAATGCTAATAGTAAAAGAAGAAGGCTTAATTGACGAACTAAGATTAGAGTCAATAGACGAAGCTGAAGAAGAAGGTTACAAAGACGGAATCAAAGACGAAAAAGAAGATGTTAAAGAAGACTTAGAAGAAGAAGAAATTATCGTAGAAGCTCCTGAAGAAGTAATAGACGAAATTGGAGATATAGTTGCTGCAGTTGTAGAAGTTGTTAGCCCTATTATCGAAGAAGTAAAAGAAGAAATTGAAGAGCTTAAAAAGAAATATGGCGAAGTAGACAAAGTAAAAGAAAAAATGTCTAAAACTCCTGCTAGAAAACCTTTAGCTCACGCACCCTCTAAACAACAAAATGAAGGGTTTACGTATGGACAAAACAGACCTCAAACAACAATGGATAGAGTTCTGTCTAAATTAAATAATATCAATAAAAAATAATAAAATGAAAAGAAATGTAAATTTAGCTACTACTACTAACATTACTACTACTTATGCAGGAGAGTTCGCAAATCAATATATTGCGGCTGCTCTTTTATCTGCTAGTACTATTGAAGATGGCGGTATCTCTGTAAAACCAAATATTAACTATAAAGAAGTTATTAAAAAAGTATCTACTAACAACTTAGTTGTCGATGCTACGTGTGATTTTTCTCCAACGTCTACTATAGATTTGACAGAAAGATTATTAGAACCAACTAACCTACAAGTTAACTTACAATTATGTAAGCAAGACTTTTTATCTGACTGGGAAGCTCAAAGTATGGGATTCAGTGGGTTCAAAAACCTGCCTCCTTCGTTTGCTGACTTTATCTTAGCTCACGTTGCTGCAGAAATTGCTCAAAAAACAGAACAAACTATCTGGTCTGGAGCTAATGCTAATGCAGGAGAATATGACGGACTAGTAACTTTAGCTGCTGCTGACGCTACTATTCCTGCTGCTCAAAAAATTACTGCTGTTGTAGGTGGTGTTGACGCTGCAAATGTAATTGCTGAAATGGGGAAAGTTGTAGATGAAATTCCTTCTGCTTTATACGGAAAAGAGGACTTATACTTATATGTATCTCAAAACGTAGCAAGAGCTTACGTAAGACAATTAGGAGGATTCGGAGCAAATGGACTAGGAGCTAACGGTGTAAACAATATGGGTACGCAGTGGTGGAACAATGGTTCTTTATCTTTTGACGGAGTAAAAGTGTTTGTTGCTCCAGGTATGGCTAACAACACTATGTTTGCTGCAGAAAGATCAAATATCTTTTTTGGAACATCTTTAGTTTCAAATATGAATGAGGTTAAACTTCTAGATATGGGAGACTTAGACGGTTCGCAAAACGCAAGAGTTATCGCAAGATTCTCAGGTTCTGTAAACTATGGTATTTCTTCTGACATCGTAGTTTATTCTTAATAAATTAAATTAACCAAAATTTAGGGTAGGTGGGGACAACCTACTTACCCTTTTTTTTATAAAAAATATAAATATATGAGCTGTTCAATATTATCTACAGGTAGAAACCTTCCTTGTACTAAAGGAGTAGGGGGAATAAAATCTATCATATTAGTAGACTATGGATTACTAGGAGCACTTTCAATAACAGGAGCTGAGGTTACTGCTATTGGTTCTACTCCTTCAGGTTATGAATATTTAGTAAAACCTGGTTCAAGTGGACTAGAGCAAACTATTACTGCATCTGCAGAAAATGGAACTATTTATTATGACCAAAATGTTACAGTACAATTACAAAAACTGGACAAGGAAACTCAAGCTGAGTTACAAGATGTAGCTAAAGGAAATCCTCACGTATTCGTACAAGACTTTAACGGAAACTATTTCTTAGTAGGAGCTTACAACGGTGCGGATACTTCTGCAGGTACTATCGGAACTGGAACTGCTTTAGCAGATTTTACAGGTTTTAATATGACATTCACAGCCCAAGAGACGCTTCCTGCGTTTTTCTGTGCTTCTGCTGTTATTAGTGCAATTACAATAGGTTCTTCTATTGACCCATCGTAATAGGATTTTGTGTGTTTGATAAGATTATAGGGGGAGAGATTCCCCTATTTCTTTTTAAATACATTTGGAATGCAAAATAAATAAAAAGTACGTTATACTATAAAGTAAGAAATGATAGTTTTAACTACTACAACTGCGGAGCAAACATTTGAGATAATTCCTAGAGAATATGTAACGGATGCTCAAATTTGTATAAGAGACGAAAGTACTAATGAAGAGATTTGTGTTTTTACAACAGGGAGTTTTTGGAACACTAATACTTTACAATGGCAGTTGGCTAATTATGACTGGGAAGATGAAGCAGGAATTGTTATAACAAATGATTTGATGTATATTACGCTAAACTTAAATTTAGTAGAATCTAGGTTTTATGACATTAAAATTTCTAATGTAAGTGGTACTGTAATATTTAGAGATAAAATTTTCTGTACAGACCAAACTATAGATCAGGCTACTAATAATTATTATGATATGAATTTAGGACAATATACAATTAACACTTCAGGAAATAACGATTATATAATATACTAAAATGGATTATAAATTTTTACAATTAAGCACATACACCACACCTGAGATAAAAGAAGTATCTAATCAGGACTGGATAGGTTACGGAGCAGATAATGATTATTTTCAATTCCTTATTGATCGTTATAATGGGTCAGCTACAAACAATGCTATTATAAACGGAATTTCTGCTATGATAGTAGGAAAGTTTTTAGATGCTACAGACTCTAGTCAAAAACCAGAAGAGTATGCACAAATGAAGTCTTTGATTTCAGAAAGTATGCAGCAAAAATTAGCTAGTGATTTAAAATTAATGGGTCAGTGTGCTATGCAGGTTATATACAGTCAAGACCATTCTAGAATAGCCCAAGTAGAACACATACCTGTAGAAACTTTAAGAGCAGAAAAATGTAACGAAGAGGGGGAGATACCTGCTTATTATTATTATTATGACTGGTCAGAGTATAAACAAGGAGATTATCTAGAACGTCTACCTGTGTTTGGAACGTCTAAACAAGAAATAGAAGTACTATACATAAAACCTTATAGAGCAGGATTTAAATACTATAGTCCTGTAGACTATCAAGGAGGGATTCAGTACTGTGAACTAGAAGAAGAAATAGCTAACTATCATTTAAATAATATAATGAACGGATTAGCTCCTAGTATGCTTCTTAATTTTAACAACGGAACTCCTACAGAAGAAGAAAGAAATATTATAGAACAAAAGATAGCTGCAAAATACCAGGGTACTAGTAATGCAGGAAGATTTATACTAGCTTTTAACGATTCTGCAGATTCTGCTGCAACTATGGAGACAGTACAGTTAAGTGATGCTCCACAGCAATATGAATTTTTATCTACTGAGTCAATGAAAAAAATAATGGTAGCTCACAGGGTTACTAGTCCAATTTTATTTGGAATTAAGGATATGACAGGATTCGGAAATAATGCTGACGAAATTGTTACAGCTTCAACGCTTATGGACAATACAGTTATTAGACCTTTTCAGCAGATGTTATTAAATGCTTTCGATGAAATACTAGCTTATAACGATGTAGTGCTTAATTTATACTTTAAAACTCTACAACCTTTAGAATTTAACGATTTGTCTAATGCTACTAATCAGGAACAAATAGAAGAAGAGACAGGTCAAAAATTTAGTTTTAAAAAGATAGACGGAAAACAAGTATATGAAACTATAGAAGAAGCTGAAAACAAAGCTAACGAGATGGGATGTATGGGCTATCACGAACACGAAGAAGACGGTAAGACTTGGTATATGCCTTGTCAAACACATACTGACCTTAAAGCTCCTTGTTGGGATGGGTACGAACAAATAGGCACTAAAATTAAAGATGGTAAAGAAGTTCCTAACTGTGTTCCGTTAAATATTACAGAAAACTTAACAAAAGCTATTTTAGAAGAGTTACAGGACAAAGGAGAAGATGAAGAAATGAAAGGCTATGATTTAATAGACAGTAGACCTGCTAATGAATATGACGAAATATTAAACGAGTCTTTAAACTTTGCTACAGAACTAGCTTCAGTTCCTACTAGTACACCTAACAAAAAAAGTTCTCAGGATACTAGCATTATAAAAGTAAGATACAGATACTACGGTAGTAATAATCCACAAAGAGAATTTTGTCGTAAAATGTGGTCAGCTAAAAAGGTTTACCGTATGGAGGATTTAAATAAAGAAAGTTCTGATAATTCTGAATTAGCTCCTAAAGGTTCAAACACATATAATCTATGGCTTTACAAAGGTGGAGTGAATTGTCAGCATTACTGGGAACGTAGAACATATTTAAAGAAAAACAATAAAAGAATAACAGTCACAGAAGCTAGACGTAAAATTGCAGCACTAGACCCAAGTCTAAAAAAAGAAGCAGAGATAGAAACTAATGTTCCTGAAGTTGCTCAAGTTGCACAGCCTAAAAATGACTGGTGGAGTTTAGACCCTAATTATAGAAAATAAAAAGAAATGGCTACAGCATTATTTATATCCAGAACAGACTTAGTAAGAAACTCGATAATTGACGGTTCGGTAGATACTGACAAACTATTGCCTTTTATTAAGATAGCTCAACAGATGCACATTCAGAACTATCTAGGTACTGAATTATATAATAAAATTTCTACATTAATAACTAATGGAACGCTAACTGAAGCAGACCATCCTGATTATTATTATTTAGTGAATGAATATATACAGCCTATGTTAATTATGTTTGCTATGGTAGATTTTCTTCCGTTTGGAAATTATGCTACTAAGCAGGGGGGAACTATGCGTCACAGATCAGAAAGTGCAGAACTACCTACAAAAGAAGAAATAGATTTTCTAGTACAAAAATATAGAGACTTTGCGGATTTCTATACTAGAAGATTTATAGACTATATGAATTATAACGCTTCGTCAAAGTTTCCTGAGTATTACTCTAATAGTAATTCTGATATGTATCCAGATACTGAAGCAAATTGGGTAGGATGGGTGTTATAAAAAAACAATATAAAATAAAAAATAAGAACTTTAAAAAGTTAATAGTTTATCTAAAAAAATTAAAGAAATGAGTACATTAACAGGAAATAAAATAAGTTTAACATATAAAAGTTTAATTAAAACTGCAGATAACGATGTATTAACTGGAGCTTTAAAAGAACTGTCGGATGGGTTAGGGAATAATTCAGGTGTATTTCTAAACACAGGCGGAGACCTCAAGTCAACAGGTACGTTAGAGTTTTCTAACTTTAAAGCAACTGCTTATGCTGTGACTATCAATAAACTTGTTAATGAGGCAGACGGCATATCTAATAACGATAATGACACTTCCCTACCTACTTCGGCTGCAGTAAAAGATTATGTAGACACTCACGTAACTACTCAAGACTTAGATTTTGTAGGAGACAATGGAACTCCTGGAGCTGTAGACTTAGACTCACAAAGTTTTAATGTACTAGGAACGACAAACGAAATAGTAACTAGTTCTACTGGATTTACTTTAACAATAGGATTACCAGACGATGTTACAATTAGCGGAACTTATACAGGTGCGACTTTCTCAGGAGACCTTAACGGAACTATAAACACAGCTACTACAGCTACTACTCAGACTGCAGGAGATAATTCAACTAAGGTAGCTACAACAGCTTATGTAGACACTTTAGATGCTGCTAGTGATCTTGACTTTTCAGACGGAACTAATAATAGTGCTGTTAATTTAAATACTCAAGTTTTATCAATAGAAGGAACAAGTAACGAAATAACTACAAGTGCTTCAGGTCAATCTTTAACAGTTTCTTTAGATTCTGCAGGTGTTGATCTTCCTGACAATTCAACAG